GGACGGGTACTACAAGGTCGCTGTGGGTCAGCATGATTTGCAGCTAGCTGATGCCCCTGAGCAGTTGCACTATCCGTTGGCTGATAGTGATGTGGTGAAGGTGATTCCTGTTGTGTCTGGTGAAGGTGGCCGTGGGTTTGGTCAGTTTTTGCTAGGTGCTGCGTTAATTGGCTTTGCTGTTGCGTCTGCGGGTGCGGGTCTTTCCCTTGGTGCTGCAAGCACTGGTGGAGCGTTTGGGTTTGTTGGCACTTCGGGTCTTGCTGTTGCAGCAGGAAATATCGGTCTTGCCTTGGCTTTTAGCGGCGTTGCACAGATGATCAGCCCTGTGCCTGACTTACCAAGTAGCGACAGTTTTGGTGGTGAGCCACTTGAAAACTTCGCGTTCCAGTCGATTGGCAACGTTGACCGTGAGGGCGTGCCGGTGCCTGTGGTTTACGGCGAAATGATTGTCGGTAGCGTTGTCATATCGACAGGGCTCATCGCCAAACAGATCGAAGGGTAGTCATGCCACAAGACAGTCTTAATTCCAAGCAGATTGCTCAGATTGTTGATCTGCTTTGCGAGGGGGAGATTGAGGGTTTTCCTAATGCAGTTCACCCTGATGGCGTAAAAATATCTAGAACGCTTGCAAAAGAGCAGTATTTTATCGGCTCACTCAAAGACGTGTTTTTCAACAACACGCCTGTTCTTGCGCCAGAAGCGCAGGTAAACAACAACAGCAAGCTTACGGATCCAGAAATCAAGCAGCATTTGAATTTTGATCTAGGCGAGGGCGTATTTCAAAACGAGCTTGGAACGCAAGACCAGCCAAAGCTGGCTGCATTTACCAATTCAACGAATAGAACAACTGTTGTTGTCAACACAGAAGTGCCTAAAGCCAGCGTACCTGAAGGCACCCCAAAGAATTTTTCTACTTTCACTGCAGACGGTGCGCCTGTTACCCAGCAGATTACAGACGCTGACGTTGATCAGGTCAACGTAACTGTTGGCGTCAACGCGCTGAGTCGGTTTAAAGAAAATGGCGAGATCAAGGGATCAATCGTCAGGTATAAAATCCAGATTCAGTACAACGACGGTGGCGGCTATAGCGATGTACCGTTGGCAGGCGACAGTGATAAAAATGGTGTTTACTTAGGAGACGGCAACTTTGAGATTAGAGGTTACACACCTGACCTGTATCAAGAGACAAAAGCGATTGTTTTTAACACGGCAAAGACAAGTGACCCAAGCAATTTCCCGATCAATATCCGCGTCATCCGTACATCTCAAGAGGTTCGTGATTTCACAAAGGAAACAGTCAACGACACTCTGACTTGGTTTAACCTTGTCAAAATTATCACTGAAAAAACGCGCTACCCGAACAGCGTAATTTTTGGGCACAAGTTTGATGCACAGCAGTTTCCTAGTGTTCCTCGTCGGACCTATAGGATTCGCGGGCTAAAAGTACGCATCCCGCATAACGCAACAGTTAGAGCCGACGGATCGCTCGAATACTCTGGGACGTTTAACGGCACGTTTAAGGCAGCGCGTGAATACACAAACGATCCAGCCTTTGTGCTCTATGACCTGCTGACAAACACACGTTATGGCCTTGGTGCGTACATCTTGACGCCAGAAGAACGTGCAGAGGCAGAAAAGAATGGCGGGGATAACTTTGAAGGCACGTCTGATGTTGCTGCCAACCTAGACGTTTACAGCTTTCAGCAGGCTTCTGCGTACTGCGGAACACTTGTCCCTGATGGCTTTGGTGGCACGGAACCGCGTTTCTCTTGCAATGTTTGCATCAAAACGCAGAGCGATGCTTTTAAGCTCGTTCAAGAAATGTGCTCTGTGTTCCGCGCTATGCCCTTTTGGGAAGCGGGCGGAATCTCGCTGGCACAGGATCGTGCAGAAGACTTTACCTACATTTTCAACCAGTCAAACGTAACGCAAGAGGGTTTCAGCTATTCAGGCTCAAGCATGAAGGGCCGCCCGACTTGTGTTTCTGTTAAATACTTCGACAACGATGCCCGTGATTTTCGGACAGAGCTTGTTGAGCTAAACAGTCAGTTTGTCGATAGTACAGATCCGAACATTGATTTTCTAGAAAAGTACGGATACAACAAAAAAGAGATTGTTGCTTTTGCTTGCACAAGTAGGGGCCAAGCGTATCGCCTTGGCAAGTGGTTTTTGTACACTGCACACCGTGAGACAGAGGTCTGCAGCTTCCAGACAGACATGGCGGCTGGCATTACTGTCCGCCCTGGTGATTACATCAAAATCAGCGATCCTGTCCGAGGTGGTCGTGTTGTTTCGGGTCGGGTTACTTCTGGATCTACAACAACAGCAATCAAGCTTGATCGCAGTGACACAGAGATGTTTGGAGCAAGTGCGCCATCAAGCTTTGAGTTTCACACGATTCTGCCAGACGGTAGTTTTTCCCAGACGACTTCAAGCATTGTCGGCAACACTGTTACGCCAAACAGTGCTTTAGCAATGGCACCTGCGGCTGGTGCGCCGTTCAACATTGGCTATTCAGATATTGTCCTCACAAAATGGCGTGTACTGACTGTTGAAGAAGGCGAAGGGGTTTATTCCGTCACAGCATCAGCGCATGAGCCTAGAAAGTTTGACATCATCGAGGATCCAACCGCTCGGTTTGGCGTCAGGTCATTTACACAGCTTGGCGCAAAGCCTGATGCAGTTACCAACCTGCAGCTAGAGGAAGAGCTTTACGAAGAAGGCGACAAAGTCCTGCAAAGAATCAAGATTAACTGGCAGCAGTCGCTACGCGCTAATGAGTATGAGGTCGAGTATCAGCTAGATGTCGATAACTCAGTCAAGGTGTTTGTGCCTGGTACGGGGTATGACATTCTTGATTCTCGCGTTGGCACTTATACCGTTTCGGTCCGTGCCGTTGGTTATGACTTAGACGTTGAACGAACAGGCAAGCGGTTTAGCTCTGCAACGACTGCAACGATTGATGCTGTTGGCAAGAACGCCCCACCAAGCAACATTGCAAGCCTAAACATCACGCCGATTGATCAGCACACTGCCGAGCTGCACTGGCCTGAGGCGACTGATCTTGACGTAAGGATTGGTGGAACGATTGAAATACGCCACAACCCACGCACGACAGGTGAGATTAAGTGGTCGCAATCGGAAAAGATTGTTCCGACCGTCAACGGCAGCACGACACGCAAGATCGTTCCGCTGAAAGACGGTCACTACCTTGTCAGGGCTAAAGATTCTGTTGGCAACTACGCAGCGTTGTCAGGTATCCCGACGGTTCTAGTTGAGCTGCCTGAGCCGCAGGACCTTGAGGTTGTTCAGACGTTTACAGAAAGTCCGAGCTTCCCTGGCACGTTTTCGCAGTCATTCAACAGTGTTGATGAGGGCGGCATCACCCTTGAGGCTGACGGCCAGATTGATGACATCACCGACTTTGACAGCGTTACCAACATCGACTTCTTTGGAAACGTGGTGTCGGTTGGCAACTACATCTTTGCCAATACGCTCGACATGGGCGCTGTTTATGACGTTGAGCTGTTAGCCAACCTGCAGATCACGTCGATCAACCCTGACGACTTCTGGGATTCACGGTCGGACAATATCGACACTTGGAACGACATCGACGCTGACGACCTTTCAGAGACCAACGCTGAGTTGTATTCACGCTCTACTAACGATGACCCCAGCGGTTCACCGACTTATGGGACTTGGGAGCCTTTCGCCAACTCCACAAAGCGTGGGCGCGGTTTCCAGTTCAAGGTCGAGATGGAGACTGGCAACGACTCACAGGATCCCGTTGTGCAGAGTCTTGGCGTAACAGTCAGCCTGCAACGCCGGACGGAACAGCAACGCGACATCAGCAGTGGAACGTCAGCTAAAGCAATCACGTTCCCATCTGCGTTCTACAGCACGCCAAGCATTACGATCACGGCGACCAACATGGCGACAGGTGATTTCTTTGAACTGAGCAGTGTCAGCAGGACTGGCTTCACCATTACGTTTAAAAATTCCGGCGGTACAATCGTGGATAGGAACTTTGATTATCAAGCCGTTGGGCACGGCAAGGAGATCACCTGATGGCACAAGCAACTGACTATTCACTCGCTAACCAGTCAGGCGCGAACTTCCGCACCGAGCTGAACTCGATCCTCAGTGCAGTTCAGACGCTAAACAGCGGATCATCCGCACCCAGCAACCTAGTTGCTCACATGGTGTTTTTAGACACCAGCACCACACCGGCAACGCTGAAGATCCGTAATGCCGCAAATGACGGGTTTATCACCCTTGGAACGGCAGCAACCAACTTTGGTTTGGCGTCGTTGTCTGGTGCGACATTTACCAGCGACATCACGCTGAACGCGCAGTCTGATGTGCGTTTTGCTGATTCGGATAGCAGCAACTATGTGGCGCTTCAGGCCCCCGCTACTGTTTCCAGCAATGTCACGTTCACGCTGCCTGCTGCTGATGGAACGGCAAACCAAGCGCTGAAGACTGACGCAAGCGGCAACCTTGGCTTTGCTAGCTACCTGCTGCTGAGTGAAACGACTAACGGTCAGTCGCTGACCGGTGGCATTCGTGGTTCAATCACCGCATTGACCGATGCGGCCACGATTACGCCTGATTTTGACGACAACAACAATTTCAGCGTGACCTTGGCTGGCAATAGAACGTTGGCTAATCCCAGCAACATCACAGCTGGTCAGTCTGGTGTGATTGTTGTGACTCAGGATGGAACGGGCAGCCGCACGTTGAGCTTCGGGAGCAACTTCA